AGCAGTGGGCGCAGAAACCGCCGGGGTGCATCTCAGGCTTCCAGTCCGGGTCGTGCTTCGTCTTGACCCGCTGGACCGTCATGGTCTTGGGCGTGGTCTTGATGACTTTCCAGGGGTAGGACTGGGAGTAGCCCAGTTCGGTGACGTATTTGCCTTCCGGCAGGTTCTTGATGTTGGTCGTGGTGTTCATGCTGCTGCTCCTTGGTAGCTGGGGAGGTTCCGGATCGGAGACTCGTCGTCGACGATGTTCTCGATGACCTGGTACTCAATCTCGTCCTGGTCCAGGGCGTTGAGAAACCGCGGCATGTCGCAGTCCTCTTCGAGGTAGAGCATCAGGTCGCTTTCGTAGCTGTAGGCGCTGACGTACAGGTCAGGCGTGAGGTTGTTGAAGGCGGTCTTGGTGACCATCAGCCATCCGTGGGCTGGGCCGGTGACGTAGTTGAAGATCATTTCGCTCTCCCGTTGAGTGCTGTCATGAGGTCCTGGAACCGGCTCCAAGTTGCGGCCCGGCTGCCCTGCCAGTGGGCGGCGTAGATCGTGCCGCCATTGGAGACGCCGGCAAAAATGCTGGGGTGCTCCCGATTCCCGCAGAAAACGCGCTGTCCAGGCTGGAGCTTGAGCTTGCCGGACGCGACGAGTTCGTTGGTTTCGGGGTCCCAGAGGTTTGGTGTTGCGATAAAGGTCATGGCTGTGTCTCCTGGGGCTGGGGTGGTTTGGTGGTACAGCTATAGGTTAAGCCAGCCGACATCTAATGTCAACTCATTTTACTAACCAGGTGGAGTGAATCGATGGAGAACTCAGAACATCACCCGCAGCCAGCGGTCAGGTGGTTCCATCGTCGGATCATGGCTTACCTGGCGCTGGCCGGGGGCCTGTCGTACCCGCTGCTGATCCTGATCACCGAGTCCGACGCACTGGTCGGCCTGGCGTGGGTGTTCTACATCTTCACGGGCTCAGTAGTCGGCGGATACGTCGGCGCAAGCGTCTGGGAAACCGTGAAAATCGCGGCCTCCACAACCAGGAGCAAGTGATGCAGCGGTTCCAGGCACTCGACGACGCATACCAGGCCGGCATCCAGGCCTACAGGGAAGGTAAGCCCATGACCTCGAACCCGCACCTCTACGGCGGCAGCCCCAGGCTGACCGCGGAATGGATGCGCGGGTACAGGGCAGCCAAGGAACAAGACCAAAGGGAGCAACCCCATGTGGCATGAATACTTCGCCGGCCTCTTCGCCAAAGCAGGCGGCTACCTGACCGCAGCCCTGGGTGGCCTGGCCGCCATCCTGGCCGCAGTCCTCTACCACTTCCGCCGGGTCGCCAAGGCCGAGGACCAGGGCGAGAAGACCGGCGCTGAGAGAGAGCGCAACCGTATCCGAGAAGAAACCGAGGTTCAGAGCCGTGAAACCAAGCAACGCACTGAAGAGCGCGCTGAAGAGATACGCCGTGACACCGCTGATCCTGATGATCTTCTTGAGCGGCTGCGCGATTCAGCCACCGATTCGCCTCGTAGGCGCTGAGTGCCAGTGGGCACTGCCCTTCAAGTGGAACATGGAACAGGCGGAGGCCCTGTTCAAGTGCTGCCCGGAGCTTGCCCAGGAGCTCCTGATCCACAACGCCAACCTGGAGAAGGAATGTCATCGATGACTCCAGATGAGCGCGATCGGCTCAACAGGCTCGAAGTCTCAGCCAAGGCGCTGGAGGTCAAGGTCGACTTCTACGATCGAATCCTGAACCGGATCGACCAGAGCCTGGAGCAGAACAGCCAGGCACTCAAGTCCCTGGTCAGGCTCGAAGAGCAGCACCAGGCGCTCGCCAAGGAAACAGCCACAACCGCAGAAGCGCTCTCCCTGGAGATCGCAACCAGGAAGAAGGTCGAGGACGGCGTCTTCGATCGGCTGAGAAAGCTGGAAGGCGAGGGTGGAATGAGCTCTCACTTCAGGGTCATGGCTGAGCGCGTCCTCCTGGTCGCAGGTGGCGGCGCAGCCTACGCGATCCTGGAGAACGCATTTAAGGGGGCCGGTGCGTGACCAAGAAGAAGGTCGCCAAGAAGAAGGTGGCGAAGAAGACCAAGACAGGCCGGCCAAGCAAGTTCGACACGGTTGACCAGGTAAAGGCTGAGAAGCTCGCCAGGGCAGGGTGGGACGATAAACAGCTGGCCGACTTCTTTGGTGTCACAGAGAAGACCTGGAACAATTGGAAGTTGGCGCATCCTGCGTTTTTTCAGGCCTTAAAAGACTGGAAGGATGAAGCTGACCAAAAGGTCGAGCGCAGCCTTTATGAGCGGGCCGTCGGCTACACCCACAGGGAAGAGAAGATTTTCCAGTTCCAGGGGGAAATCATCCGGGCCGAGACTTTCAAGCATTACCCGCCGGACCCGACCTCAATGATCTTCTGGCTCAAGAACCGCAAGAAGGATGAGTGGCGCGACAAGCAGGACGTCGACGTCAATCCAGGCGAGGACATGATGAAGATGCTGGCTGAGATCGAGAAGGGGTCATCCCTGATCGACCTGATGAAGAAGCGTGGCAGCAGTTCTTGACCTGAGCCGTTGGCAAGACCCGCTCTGGCGGATCAACAACATCTACACGATCGTCGACAAGAACGCGAAGATCGTGCCGTTCCGGCCCAACTGGGCGCAGCAGACGTTCCTGGAAAGGGCTGAGCTCAGGAGCATCATCCTGAAGGCCAGGCAGCTTGGCATGTCCACGCTGGTCGGGATCATGCAGCTGGACCAGTGCCTGTTCAACAGGAACGTGACGGCAGTCACCATCGCCCACAACCGGGATGCGATGGAGAAGCTGTTCGCGAAGAACATCAAGGACGTCTACGACCGGCTGCCTGCCGGCATCCACCAGATGGTTCAGGCGACCAGGGACAAGACGCACCAGCTGAACTTCAGCAACGGCTCCGAGATTTCGGTGACGCTGAGCTCACGCTCCGGCACGGTTCAGTTCCTGCACGTTTCAGAGTTCGGGAAAATCTGCGCCCAGTACCCGTTGAAGGCCAAGGAAGTCGTCACCGGGGCGTTCGAGTCCGTGCCGGCCGACGGGTGCATCGTCATCGAGTCTACAGCCGAGGGCCAGTCCGGCTACTTCCACGACTACTGCATGGAAGCCCACCGGGCCACCCTGGAAGGCCGCAAGTCTGACTGGTCGCTGTTCTTCCTGCCCTGGCATGAGCATCCGGAGTACCAGGCCTTCGAGCCGACAGTGATCCAGCACAAGACCCGGCAGTATTTTGAGTCGCTGGCTGCGCGTGGGATCGAGCTCACCAGGGAGCAGATGGCCTGGTATCAGCGCAAGCTCAACGGCCTGGGTGAGGACGTCAAGCAGGAGCATCCCAGCTACGTCGAGGAAGCCTTCGAGGCCTCGACCAAGGGCGCTTACTACGCCGACCAGATGGCCAAGGTCAGAACGGATGGCAGGATCGCGGGCGTCCCATTCCAGTCCGGCGTCCCGGTCGAAACCTACTGGGACCTGGGTGTTGCGGACACGATGACGATCTGGTTCGTCCAGCGAGTCGGTCGGGAGATTCACTTGATCGATTACTACCAGGCCAGCGGCGAGGGCTTGCAGCACTACGCCGAGGTTCTCCAGGAAAAGCAGAGGGCCTGGAAGTGCATCTACTCCAGGCACGTTGCACCGCACGACATCAAGCATCGCGAACTGACCACTGGGGTTTCCAGGCTGAAAACAGCCGAAACCCTGGGGATCGTGTTCGAGGTTTGCCCGCTGCATCCCGTCGAGGACCGGATCGATGCGGTCCGCAACGGCCTATCGATCTGCTGGTTCGACCAGGAGAACACCGAGCCAGGTGTTCGGGCGCTCGATTCGTATCGCAAGCAGTGGGATGAGGTCCGCGGGACCTGGAGCAAAAAGCCGCTGCACGACTGGGCCAGCCATCCGGCTGACTCCTTTGGACTGATCTTCATGGCCGACCCGATCGTCACTGGCCGGCCCCAGGCGAAACCTGTTCAACCGACGAGGTGGTAATGGATTCATCAATGGACGCGCAAGTGCTGGCCATCCTGGAGGATGCCGGCATCGAAACCGACAATCCGACGGAGCGCGTCCTCACCGACCTTGGCGCTTATGTCAAGCGCTGCTGGCAGGAGGCCTGTATGGCCAAGTCAGAGGTCGAGTCTGAGCTCATGGCCTGCCTGCGCCAGCGCAAGGGCGAGTACGACCCCGACATCCTGGAGATGATCCGGGAGCAGGGCGGCAACGAAATCTACATGAACATCAGCCAGGTCAAGTGCCGGGCAACGGAATCCTGGATCACTGAGATTCTGCGCCCGCCTGGTGAGTATCCGTTCGGCGTCGAGCCGACCCCAAACCCCGACCTGGAGCCCCAGGCTGAGGAGCGGGCCCTGGTCCAGGTGGAGTCCGAGCTCAGGGAGGCGCTGTCTCTGGGGATCGAGCCGGACCCGGTCAAGGTTCAGAACCGTATCGACGACCTCCGGCAGAAGCACCTGGAGGAAATGCGCCGGTATGCCGACGAGCGCTCCCTGGAAATGCAGACGCATATCGAGGACATCATCGAGGAGGGCGGCTGGTTCGACGCCCTGGATGACTTCATCAGCGACTTCGTGACCTACCCGGCGGCGTTCTTCTCCGGCCCGGTTCGGATTCGCAAGCAGCGCCTGTACTGGGACCAGGACGAGTTCGGCCAGGCTCAGCCCGCTGTCCG